GCAAAAGGAGCGCAGAACAGCATCCGTCGTACAAACAGTGCGATTAGGAATACAGGTAGAGCTGCCGATACTGCGTCAAAAGGGGTCAACAGGCTTGGCAAGGCTGTAAAAAGTCTTGCCCTTGGTTTTGGAATCTTTCAGACCGGTAAGTTTGTCATCTTCAAAACAGCAGAACTGCAACGCCAAACGAGAAGCCTTGAGGTACTCACAGGTTCTCTTGATACTGCCAAAGGCATCATCAGTGAACTGCAGGCTTTCGGTGCAGTTACACCTTTCACAAGTGCTGAGCTAATTGAAACAGCAAAACGGCTAAAGGCATTTGGGGTTGAAACTGAAGCCGTTACTGATGTCACGAAAAGGCTCGCTGATGTTGCTGGCGCGACTGGTGCCGACCTTGGAGGCATCGCTACTGCCTTCGGTCAGATCCAAGCTAAGGGCAGGTTGCAGGGTGAAGAGCTATTGCAGCTTCAAGAGCGTGGTGTCAACTTGCAAGAGCAACTGAGAAGCCAATACGGCTTGACAGCAGACGAGTTCCAGAAAGCCCTGGAGCAGGGCCGTTTCGGTGCTGATGCGGTCAGGTTTGCTTTGGTAGAGCTAACCGAAGAGGGCGGTAAATATGCAGATGGTGCGATTGCCCAGTCCGACACGCTGGCGGGCAAGTTCAGCACGCTGCTAGACAATGTAGGAAGGCTGGCGACCAAGATTGGCGATACATTGCAGCCGATTCTGGATTTTGTTCTTGACACCTCAATCGCAATCGTTGATGCCATCAACAAGGCATTGGCTGGGCCTGATTACGCAACAGCAACAGCACGCCTGAAAACTGTTGCTGAAGAAATCAAAGAAACGCAAACCAATATCAAAAACATTGAGGCAGCAGGAATAACCCTCACAACACCTGGCCTGCCGATTCGTGGCATTGACGGCCAAGTCCTGCCTCAAACAACCGTCTCACCGCTTGCAACTGAACAAGGGATCCTCGCCCGGCTGCAGGGTGAGAGAACATTTCTTGAAGGCCGGATCAAGGAACTAGAAAAAGGGTTCATGTCGGTTGACAAACCCACGCCAAAACCCACCAAACCACCGGCGCTAAGCGATCCACGCGGCGGGACCGGCGGAGGCGGTGCCCCTGCTGATCCATTAGCAAGCCTCAAGGGGCAGGTCAAACAGCTTGAGCTGAGGAATGCTTTGGCTGCCGCTGGTACTGAAGAAGAAAGGGTCCAAGCGCAGTTGTTGTTCGACATTGGAGAACTAACTGCAATCAGGACTGAGGACAATGCAACGCTGGTCGATCAAGCAATCAAATTGACAGGCAAACTAGCCTTTCAAAACCAGCAAAACCGTGAAGCCAAGCGCTTGGAGGAGGAAAGGGCGAGGCAGGCCAAAGTCCTAAACGATCTGTACGAACAGGTTGGCAACACAATCAGCACAGCAATCGTTGATTCGTTGATGCAAGCCAAGAGCGCCACGGAGGCGCTGTCAGGCGTGCTCAACAACGTTGCACGTCAGATGCTGCAGCTCGGCGTCAATACTCTTCTCAAGAGCACCGGGCTGGGCATCTTTTCAGCCCTGCCTGGCTTCGCGAACGGAGGCCGTCCCGCTGTTGGCCGTCCGTCTGTTGTTGGTGAGCGCGGCCCTGAGCTGTTTGTTCCAGACCGTGCTGGCACGATCCTGCCAAACGGTGTTGGCATGGGCAGCACAACAATCACAGTCAATGTCAGCGCCGGTGAAACCTCTGCTGACTCCAGTAACGGCCAAGGCGCTTCGCTTGGCAAGGCAATCGGCTTGGCAGTACAACAGGAACTGCTGAAACAGAAACGGCCTGGCGGCCTTCTTGCAACCGTCTGATGGCAACTTTCCCGTCTATAACGCCAACGTATGGCCTCCAAAAGCGCAGCAGCCCTTCAACGCGGACTGTGCGCTTTGGTGATGGATTTGAACTCAGGCTCAAGTACGGCCTGAACCAAAACCCAAAGGTTTATCAGTTGACCTTTGAGGTTTCAGAAACTGACGCAGACACGATTGAAACCTTCCTTGATGCCCGTGCTGATGATTCAGCGTCGTTTGATTTCACCCCGCCAGGTGAGGGCAGCGCATCTAAGTTCGTTTGTGAGAGCTGGAGCAAGTCGATTCCATACCTGAATCGGGCCACAATCAACGCAACATTCCGCGAAGTCTTTGAACCGTAATGGCAGCAGTCGCAGCCTGGGCAGCCAGCACAGCCTTTTCTGTTGGTGATATACGGAGGGCCACCACAAGCCAAGCCAGTGGTTTGTGGTTTCGCTGCACAACGGCTGGCACCTCTGCCAGTAGTGAGCCGAGCTGGCCGACAGACATTGGCAGCACGATTACTGATAACACTGTTGTTTGGACTGCGATCAGCAGCGTCTACGAAGACGTTTCAGTCCTTGCCCCCAGCGCAATCATTGAGCTGTTTGAGCTGCACTTAGACAGCACGTTGCACGGCAGCTCTGACGTTTATCGGTTTCACGCTGGCAGCAATGCCAACGTGACAGGCAACATCGTGTTTGATGGCAACGCTTATACGCGCTTCCCTGTTCAAGCTGATGGTTTTGAGATGCGCTCCGGCGGCACGCTTCCGCAGCCGACGCTAAGCATCGCCAACCTTGACGGGACGATGACCACGCTGCTGGCGCTCGTCAACGCCACAACAACGGGCAACGATTTAACAGGCGCGACGGTCAAGCGGATCCGCACCCTAAAGCGTTACTTAGACGGTGAATCAACGGCTGACCCTAACGCCAGGTTCCCCACGGAGATTTGGCGCATCAACCGGAAGGCAACAGAGACCCGCGACGTTGTCACCTTCGAGCTTGCCAGTGAGTTTGATCTTGTTGGGCAGAAACTGCCTAAGCGGCAGATTGTGGCTAACACCTGCCAATGGATTTATAGGAGCAGCGAGTGCAGCTATACCGGCAGCAACTACTTTGACGTGAATGGCAACAGCGTCAGCACGTTGGCTGAGGATGTGTGCGGGAAGCGTCTTGCGTCTTGCAAGCTGCGGTTCGGTGAAAACGGAACGCTGCCGTTTGGATCCTTCCCTGGGGCGGGCCTGACGCGATGAAGCTGACTGCCACCATGCAGGCGGAAATCCTGCAGCACGCAAAGGATGAGTTCCCCAAAGAAGCCTGCGGGCTAGTTGCTGTTGTGAAGGGCAGGCGTCGTTACTTCCCTTGTCGCAACATTGCCCAGACACCTGATGAGCATTTTGTGCTCGACGGCTGGCATGAGGTTGAGGACAAAGGCGAGGTGGTGGCGATCGTTCACAGTCACCCTGTAACAAACCCCAGGCCGTCAGAGGCTGACCGTGTTGCCTGTGAAAAGTCCGGCTTGCCTTGGTTCATCGTCAATCCAAAGACTGAGGGGTGGGGCTACTGCGAGCCTGAGGGCTTTGAGCTGCAGTATGTCGGGCGTGAGTTTGTCCACGGGATTGTGGACTGCTACACGTTGGTGCGCGACTTCTTTCAGCGTGAATATGGCATCACGTTGAGGGACTATCACCGCCGTGATCAGTGGTGGCACAACGGGGAAAACATGTATGTGGAGAACTTCGCCAAGGAAGGGTTTTCACGGGTGCCGATTGAACAGCTGCAGAGAGGTGACCTGCTGCTGATGAACCTGCAGTCACCTGTCCCAAACCATGCTGCGATCTACCTTGGCGAGCAGCAGATTTTGCATCATGTGCAGGGCCGCTTGAGTTCTAGGGATTTACTGGGTGGCTATTATTTGAAGGCCACAGACCGGGCGATACGTCATGAAAGTCGTTAAGGTCTACGGCGCTCTGCGCGAGCGATTAGGCCAGTGCCGGTTTGAGCTGAACGTGGCAACACCAGCGCAGGCGATCAAGGCTCTGTGCGTCAATTTTCCTGGCCTTGATAAGTGGCTCATTGATAGCGAGCAGGATGGCGTTGCTTATCGGGTGAGAGTTGGCAAAGAGGAGGCGACACCTGCTGACATGAGCGTTTTGGGCTTGCCTTGGTCAGAGCGTGAGGTCTTCAGCATCACGCCTGTAGTTGCTGGTGCTGGTAGTGGGTTTAATAACTTTTTGTTTGGCGGGTTGTTGATTGGTGCGTCGTTTTTGTTTCCTGGCGCTGGTTTGTTTGGAAGCTCTGCGTTTGGCGTTTTTGGTCCGCTAGCTCCAACAACGATTGGAACACTCACGACAGTTGGCACGGCGTTGTCTGCTGTTGGTGCATCCTTGGTTTTGGGTGGTGTTTCTCAAATGATTTCGCCCACGCCACCTTCAGGGCTTGAGCTTAAAGAGGCCAACCGGATTCAAAACTTCAGCTTCAGCGGAATCACCAACACGAGCCAGCAAGGCTTGGCGGTGCCTATAGCCTACGGGCGGGTTGTTATTGGCTCAGCTGTGATTAGCAGCGGTTTTGATGTTGATCACTCTGCCAGGGAAACCATCGATCCGCGCTTGGTCGGCTTGCCATTCAGTATGCGCAAGAAATATGGCCTGGTGTTTGAAACTGCAGACGCTTTGGGATTTAGCACCTAATCATGATTGACGAAAAGCTGATTCGAGGTGCTGGCGGCGGCGGCGGCAAAGGCGGCGGTGGGAGCAGCAGAACTCCGACGGAGGAAGATGACAGTCTCAAGTCGGAACAGTTTGTCAACATCCTTGAGGTGCTTTGTGAAGGCGAGATTGAAGGATTAGATGATGGTGCTAAAAGTATTTTTATAGATGACACGCCAGTTCAAAACAGCGACGGATCTGTAAATTTTGATAACTTCACCGGAACTTTTGCGCATGGCACGCAAGGGCAGCCGCACATTCCTAACCCTTCAGGTGGCATCCAGAACGAAAGGGCAGTAAACGTTGAGGTAACAAATGCAGCCTCAGTAACACGATCAATTACTGATTCAGATATTGATCGCGTGCGTGTGACAATTACAGTGCCCTCACTTCAGAGGGTTGAAGACGACGGCGACATTAGAGGAAACTCAGTTAGGATAAAAATACAGCTGCAATATGACGGCGGCGGATATAACGACGTTCTCAGTGACACGATTAGCGGCAAAAGTAGCAGCCGCTATCAGCGTGACTATCTAGTCAATCTGACTGGCAACTTCCCTGTCGATCTGCGTGTTATTCGTGTAAGTGCAGACGAAACCAGTACAAAACGTGCAAGTTCAACATTTTTCAGCAGCTACACAGAGATTCAAGACGATAAGCTTGCCTATCCAAACACTGCGTTAGCTGGCCTGCGTTTCAGCTCCAAGCAGTTCCAAAACATCCCACGGAGGAAATATCTGATCCGTGGCACAAAGGTCAGGATTCCTAGCAACGGCACTGTTGACACCACAACACACCTAGGGCGCATCACTTATTCAGGGTTGTTTGACGGCACGCTGTCTGCTGCGACGTGGACGAATGACCCGGCCTGGTGTCTTTTTGACCTGCTCACAGACACCCGGTATGGGTGCGGCATTCCAGAAGCATCATTGGACCTGTTCGACTTCTATGAAATTTCAAGATATTGTTCGGAGCTTGTCGATGATGGCAAGGGCGGGCAAGAGCCGCGCTTCAGCCTCAATCTGCTGCTAAACACGCGGGACGAGGTTTACAACGTCATTCAGCAGCTAACCAGCATTTTTAGGGGCATCAGTTACTACGGCGCTGGCTCACTTGTTTTGCGTCAAGACAAGCCTGCTGATTCGCAATATCTGCTCGGCCCCAGCAACGTTGTTGATGGCTTGTTCACTTACAGCGGCACAGCTGAGAAGGCGCGACACACCTGCGCCACAGTGGCTTGGCAAAGTTATGACACGCTTGGTGAGGTTGAATATGAATACGTTGAGGATCACGAGGCTGTTGCAAAGTACGGCATCGTTAATAAGGACGTAAAGGCAATCGGCTGTTACAGCCAAGGCCAGGCGCACAGGCTGGGCAAGTGGCTGCTGACTAGCGAAAGGCTGCTGTCAGAAACAGTCAGCTTTGCTGTTTCTATTGATGCCGGGATTGCTGTTACTCCAGGCATCGTCATCGACATTGCTGATCCCTTGCGTGCTGGCACACGTCGCAGCGGCAGGGTTAGCTCTGCAACGACAACTGTCGTCACGATTGACAGTGATACGGATCTGTCTGTGAATCTTGCAGCAAGTCCGACGTTGTCAGTCCTGTTGCCAACAGGCTTGGTTGAGACAAAAACAATCAGCAGCATCTCAGGCACTGCGATCACTGTCAGTGAGGCTTTCAGCCAGGCACCACAGGCGCAAGCGATTTACCTGATCCAAACCAGCGACATTCAATCGCAGCAATATCGCGTGGTGTCTGTTGCTGAGGGTGGCGATGGCACTGTGGGCGTCACTGCTGTTGCCTACAACGAGTCAATCTATGCAGCTGTTGAACAAGACATTGCACTAACAACGCGAGACATCAGCAACCTCAACGGCACGCCAAGTGCGCCAGAAGGTTTGAGTGGCACTGAGTTTTTATATCAAGAGGGTCAAACGGTTCACACAGGCTTTGATTTGAGCTGGCAGCACGACAGGGTCAATGTCAATGAGTTCCGTGTCAAATACAAGCTCGGCAACGACAACTTTATTGAGCTGGATACGTCAAATCCGTCTGTAACTCTGCGGAATCTAAAAGCTGGAACACTCACAGTCCAGATCCGCGCAAAAAATTATCTCGGCAAACAAAGCTCAACGGCAACAGGAACGTTTGAACTTGTAGGCAAAACGGCAGTACCTGGCGATGTTCAGAACTTGTCGATTGAACCGATTAGCGCCAACAGTGCCCGCCTTCGGTGGGATCAGACCGTTGATCTTGACGTGAAGGTGAATGGCCTTGTTCACATTAAGCACAGCAACCTGACTGACGGAACAGCAACATGGCCTAACTCTGTTGATCTGATTGCTGCTGTTGCAGGCAACTCAACTGAAGCAATTATCCCGCTGGTTGAAGGCGAAATTCTGGTCAAGTTTGAGGACGAGCTGGGCAACAAGAGCACGAACGCCACCAGCGTGTTAGTGGATTTTCCAGATGCGCTTGGTGAACTAACAATTCAAACTCGCAGAGAGGATCAAGACACCCCGCCATTTCAGGGCACAAAGACCGATTGCTTCTACAGCGACGACCTTGATGCACTGGTGATTGATGGTGACGACAACATTGATGATGTGACCGATGTTGACGCCATTACGTCCTTTGACTTCCTGGGAGATATTCTCAGCTCTGCCGAGTATCAGTTCAACAGCACTCTCGACTTAGGTGCCGTTTTCTCAGTTGATCTCAAGCGGCGGTTTGTCACCAGAGCTTTCTTCCCAAATGACACTGTTGATGCTCGCACAGCGAACGTTGACACTTGGAACGATTTTGATGGCACAGAGGCTGATGCTGTTAACGCCAAGCTGTACATGCGGAGGACGCAAACCGACCCCTCAGGGTCTCCTACTTATTCAGACTGGAAAGAGTTTGTGGCTGGAACGTTCAGGGGGCGTGGGTTCCAGTTCAAAGCAGAGCTGGAGAGCGGCGATATTGCTCAAAACATTTTGATCGACCAGTTGGGGTATGAGGCGTCGTTCCAGCGCAGAGAAGAGACTGGGCAGCCCACAGCATCAGGCACAAGCACTAAGTCGGTGACGTTTGCTAATGCCTTCTTTGTTGGCACTTCGGTGCTAGGTGGCTCTAATAACTTCCTGCCCAGCATCGGCATCACGGTGCAGAACCTAGGCGACGGTGAACGGGTCAACGTCAGCAACGTGACTGGCACTGGTTTTGATCTTGACGTGCTGGATTCAGGCGGCAGCAACGTAGATCGCAACTTCACTTACACAGCGGTGGGATTTGGCAGGGCCGTTTAATATGCAGGGAATGTTGTCCGAAGCAGGCTAGTCATGCCCCCAGTTCATGATTATGTGATCGCGAATGGCACGGGAGCGGCTGTCCGTTCAGATTTGAATGACGCCCTTGCGGCAATCGTCAGCAATAACAGCAGCAGCTCTGAGCCAGCAACAACTTACGCATATCAGTGGTGGGCAGATACGACAAGCAACACATTGAAGCTGCGTAACAGCGCCAACAACGCATGGGTCACGCTAAGAGAGCTTGACGGCACGATGCTGATTGAGGACGGATCAGCCTCAACACCTGGCCTTGCATTCGCTGACGACGTAAACACTGGCCTCTATAGCCCTGCTGCCGACACTGTCGCTCTTTCCACTGGTGGTTCAGAGCGCCTCAAGCTTGGCAACAATGAGGCTGTATTTAACGACATCAGTGCTGATACTGACTTCCGCGTGGAGTCAAACGGCCAGACTCACATGCTGTTTGTCAATGGTGGAAATGATACTGTCAGCATCGGAACTTCGACAGCTAGTAACAAACTGCGTGTTCACCAAGGCTCTGACAGTGCAAACATTATTTTGGCAACTGGCGCTGATGAAAGCAGTGAATTTATAAGCCTAGGTATTGATAGCGGTGTTCCCACTCTGACCGCTGGTGGCGTTAGCAGCACTTCTGCTTCACTTGCATTTAGGACTTCAGATAATGGAACTGAAAGCGAGGCGGCACGCATTGATTCAAGTGGCAGGCTCCTCGTGGGCACGTCTAGTGCGCGTAGTGATTTCTACAGTGGAACAACTGGTGTTCGGGCTCAAATCGAGGGAACAAGTTTTGCAACAGCATCAGCATCAATCACAAGAAACAGTAATGATGACAACTCTGGTGCATTTGTCTTTGCAAAAAGCAGAGCTACTGCAAACGGCGGCGTAACAGTTGTTAGCGCCGATGACACCCTTGGTGAAATCAATTGGCAGGGCGCAGATGGAGGCGATATGGTTCGCGCTGCCCGTATTCGAGCAGAAGTAGACGGCACTCCTGGCTCAAATGACATGCCAGGGCGCCTTGTTCTGGCAACTACAGCGGACGGTGCAAGCAGCCCAACCGAGCGGATGAGGATTACGGCTAGTGGAAAAGTAGGTATTGGTGAAAACGCTGGTGTTCCAATCTTTGACGCTGCTTCTACAAGCGGCTTTCTTTACAGCGATAGCGATGGTTTGCAGGTGTGTATTGGTAACGCAGTTGTCGCGCATTTCAATCGCCGCAACAGTGATGGAACAGTCGTCTCTATTCGTCAGGCAGGTAATCAAGAAGGCAGCATCTCCGTCTCTGGCTCAACGGTCTCCTACAACGGTGCTCACCTTGCACGCTGGTCACAGTTAGCAGGCGGTGCAGCACGCACTGAAATCTTGCGTGGTTCTGTATTGAGCAACCTTGATGAGATGTGCGAATGGGCTTATGAGGCTCAAGACGCAGTGCTTTACACCGAGGAAGATGAACTTCCTGAGGGTGTCAGCGTTGGCGATGTAAAGACACCTGCTGTTGCGGCTGGGACGGAAGATAACGAACAGCTGAACCGCATGAAGGTCAGTGATGTTGAAGGTGATGTCAACGTGGCTGGCGTCTTCCAGGCTTGGGACGATGACGATGACATTTACACCAACGACTTTTACTGCGCGATGACGGGTGACTTTGTGATCCGCATTGCACAGGGCACAACTGTTGCACGCGGTGATCTGCTGATGTCTGCTGGTGATGGAACGGCAAAACCGCAAGACGATGACATCGTGCGCTCTAAAACCATTGCCAAGGTGACTAGCACCACGGTTTCTACTACTTACTCAGACGGCAGCTATTGCGTACCTTGTGTGCTGATGGCTTGCTGATCGGCCCAAACTTTCTCTGACTTCACTCGACCATGGCAAACACCTACGTTTGGAAGATCGCTGATCTGAACCGTGACCTTAGTGACGGTTTTGCTCACACGGCTCACTACACCGTGACCGCAATCAGCGATCAGGTTGACTCTGACGGCAACGCCTACAACTCTGGCGCTTATGGGAGTGTCGGCCTTGATCGTCCTGACACCTTGGTTGATTTTGACGATCTGACTGAAGCTGACATCGTGGCTGCTGTGCAGGCCAAGCTCGGTGGTGCTGAGAAAGTTACTGAGATCCAAGATGCACTGGCTGCACGCATCGTTGAGCAGATCACGCCGACTCAGGCATCTGGCAAACCTTCTGGCTGGTGATGTCGGCTTATCGGTTGGCGCTGTGTTTTTGGTTGCTGATCGCTTCTTGGCTGATGGCAATCGTGAGCACCGCTCATATCATGTATGGCGCTGGCTACTCACAGGCACAGCGTGACTTCCCTGCACAACAGCAATGCAACGCCCTGACCCGATGATCGCCTCCAAGCCGGGGGCAGAGGATTTGCCAGCCATGCGTTCTCGGACCATGTGGCTGGAAGAATTGTTCTTCCTTGATGGCCGCGACATGATCAGCCATCCGCAGCATGGTTTGTTTACTGGGCTGGCTCTCAAATATCAAAACCTGCAGTCAACTGACGGCTACTGATGGCCAAGTCGCTCAACGGGAATGTCTTTATTGTCGGGAAACCCAAGCGGACCACGCAGGGAGCTGGCAAGCACAGTCGTCCTAAAAAAGGCAAAAAGAGATACCGTGGCCAAGGCCGTTGATTTACCTCCAAATGATCAAGCGTCTTGTTTTTGGTGTAGCCGCTGGCGCACTTGCCTTGGCTCCCCTCTCTGCCCGCGCAGA